AGATTGCAGGATTCCCATTTATGAGTAATGATGACCTCGTAGACTCCACGGTGATGGCCCTTATGCGCTTTCGGCAGGGAGGGTTCATTCGTTTGCCTACCGATGAGCCTGAAGAAGAACGGTTCTTTAAACAGCGTCGAGGCGGGTATTATTAGGGGATTTAGCTATGGCTATTGAAAAAGGACTATATGCAGCACCACAAGGCTTTGAGGATGACCTCGAAGGCGGGCTGGACGGTGTGGAAGAGATGGATGTCTCTGACCTAGAGATCGAAATCGTCGATCCAGAGTCGGTCACACTAGATGACGGTAGCATGGAGATCACCATAATCCCCGGTGACGAGATGGATTTTACCGAATTTGGTATGAACTTGGCTGAAGTCCTTGATGAATCACACTTAAATGAATTATCTGGTGAACTTGTGGGTCAAGTTGAGACCGACATTGAAGGTCGTAAAGACTGGGCGGATACGTTTGTTACAGGTCTGGACGTGCTGGGCTTCAAGTATGAAGAACGTATGGACCCATGGGAAGGCGCGTGTGGAGTTAATTCTACAATTCTAGCAGAAGCCGCCATTAGGTTCCAAGCAGAGGCTATGACTGAGACGTTCCCTGCCGCAGGGCCAGTAAAAACAAAGATTCTTGGCGAAGAAACCAAGGAAAAAGAGGAAGCCGCGGCCCGTGTTAGGGCCGACATGAACTACGAACTCACTGAGAACATGATTGAGTATCGTCCAGAGCACGAACGGATGCTGTATAGCCTTGGATTGGCTGGATCGGCGTTCAAAAAGGTGTATTTTGACCCTAATTTAGGTCGTCAAGCGTCTATTTATATCTCCGCAGAAGACGTGATTGTGCCCTACGGCGCGTCAAATATCGAGGCTGCAGAGCGTGTAACGCACGTAATGCGTAAGACAAAGAACGAATTGAAGAAGCTCCAAGCAGCAGGGTTCTACAGAGATATAGACCTTGGCGAGCCAGAGCCGTATCATACTGATATTGAAGAGAAAAAAGCCGAAGATGGTGGCTATTCCTTAACAAATGACGAACGATACGCTATCTATGAAATACACGCTGACCTCTTGATTGAAGGTGTTGATGACGATGACGGGATCGCTCGCCCGTATGTTGTTACCATTGAGCGTGGAAGTGGCGAAGTGCTGGCTATCCGTAGGAACTACGAAGAAGGTGATCCTCTCACTTTGAAACGCCAGCACTTCGTCCACTATGTATACGTGCCGGGATTCGGGTTCTATGGCCTCGGATTGATCCACATTATCGGTGGGTATGCCCGTGCTGGGACTTCCTTGATACGTCAGCTCGTTGATGCTGGTACGCTCTCCAACCTCCCGGGTGGGCTAAAGTCCCGTGGACTACGTATCAAGGGGGACGACTCACCGATCAACCCGGGCGAGTTTAAGGACGTAGATGTACCGTCAGGGTCTATCCGTGACAATATCATGCCTTTGCCCTATAAGGAGCCTTCACAGACGCTCCTAGCCCTATTGAACCAGATTACGTCTGAAGGTCGCAGATTGGGTGCTATTAGTGATATGGACATCTCTGACATGTCCGCCAACGCTCCTGTGGGCACAACACTGGCACTGCTGGAACGCACACTCAAACCTATGGCCGCGGTGCAAGCACGTGTGCACTACGCTATGAAGCAGGAGTTCAAGCTCCTCAAGGCTATCATGGCGGAGTATGCTCCCGCAGAGTACGCGTACGTCCCACACAGAGGCGAAGTGAGTGCCAAGCGTACTGACTATATGATGGTCGATGTGATCCCTGTGAGCGACCCTAACAACTCTACGATGGCACAGCGGGTGGTCCAGTACCAAACAGTCCTGCAGATGTCAGCGCAGGCTCCACAGATTTATGACCTACCACAGTTACATCGTCAGATGATCGAGGTGCTGGGAGTGAAGAACGCGGACAAGCTCGTGCCTACGAAGGACGATGCGAAGCCTACAGACCCAATCAGCGAGAACATGGACGCGCTGGTCGGCAAACCGATGAAAGCGTTTATCTACCAAGACCACGAAGCGCATATCGCTACACATACATCGTTCATGCAAGACCCGATGATGATGCAGATGATTGGTCAGAACCCGCAGGCAAAACAGATCATGGCCTCACTACAGGCTCATATTGCCGAACACCTTGGATTTGCGTATCGCACGAAGATCGAAGAGAAGTTGGGTGTACCACTACCCGCTCCGAACGAGGAGATGGACGAGGATATGGAAGTACAACTGTCACGTCTGGTCGCAGACGCAGGCAAGCAACTTACGCAGGCAAACCAGCAGCAGGCAGCGCAGCAGAAGGCTCAACAGCAGCAGCAAGACCCGATCATCCAGATGAAACAGGCCGAGCTGCAGATCAAGCAAGCAGAACAGCAGCGTAAAGCCGCAAACGATCAGGCTGACGCGCAGATCAAGCAAGCAGAAGTACAACTCAAAGCTCAGAAAATGATGATTGACGCTAAGATAGCATCAGAACAGATCAACGTGGATAAGGCTGAGTTAGCGATTGACGCCAAGCGTCAAGGTGTACGAGACATGACCGCTAAACGTGTAGAGGAGAACAAGGTTGACCTTGAGCTGGCTCGCATGATGCAGAACGCACAGAACCAAACACCTAAGAAGGAGTCATAACACACCATGGCTAAAACCGTCTTTGACGTGCTGAAAAATAAAATCGACGAGGACATCTCGTCCGCACAGAGTTTCCTATCCGCGGGGTCGCCTAAAGATTACGCGAACTATAGGGAGGTTGTTGGCTTAATTCGGGGTCTCGAAGCCAGCAAATCGTATGTTGAAGACCTTGCGCGAAACTATATGGAAAACGATGATGACTGAAGAAACAGTTAAAATCAGCGATGCTGAACTAGAACTACAACTACCAAAACCCGTAGGATACCGTGTGCTCGTGGCACTGCCGCAGCCCAAAGAGACGTTTGACGGGTCGTCTATACTGAAAACCGAAACGGCCAAGAACCAAGATCATATCATGTCTATTATTGGGCTTGTTGTTGATATGGGCGATGGTGCGTACGCAGATAAGGACCGCTTTCCAGACGGCCCTTGGTGCAAGGAAGGTGATTTCGTGATGTTCCGTATGAACTCAGGGACGCGCTTTACGATTGGTGGGATCGAGTATCGTCTGATGAATGATGACTCCGTTGAGGCCGTGGTGGCTGATCCAACAGGTATTCAGAGGGCATAGATATGGCATTTCAAAAAGTAGAGTTTGAGTTTCCCGATGATGAAGATGACAACAAAATGGCTATCGAAGGGTCTAGCGCGGTGGAGATCGACATCTCTGGCAAGAAGACCGCGGATGATTTTCGAGCAGATGACACTCCTGAACCTGAAGGTGAAGTGGATACTGGCGATGACGACTTTGAAGTTGAAGTTGTTGATGATACGCCGAAAGCTGACCGTGGTCGTAAAGCGTCAGAGCCGCCCACTGATGTCACTGACGAAGAGTTGGAAGACTACTCGGACAAAGTCCGCAAGCGTATTCAGCACTTCAGTAAGGGCTACCATGATGAGCGTAGAGCTAAAGAAGAAGCTCTCCGAGAGCGTCAAGAACTTGAACGCGTTACTCAGCAGCTTATGGAAGAAAACAAAAAGCTAAAGGGCAACGTCAACAAAAACCAGACAGCGTTACTTGAGCAGGCAAAGAGAAATGCCGCGATTGAGACTGAGGGAGCCAAGCGTGCGTACAAAGAAGCGTACGAATCTGGTGATTCAGACGCTGTCCTAGAAGCACAAGAAAAGCTAACCAATGCTAAGATTAAGTCCGAAAGGTTAGCAAACTTCAAATTACCCGCTTTACAGGAGACACAAACCTCTGTACAAACGCAGGTAGAACAGACCGCCCCGGCAGTACAAGTCGATGAACGGGCCGCGAATTGGCAAAAGACTAATTCATGGTTTGGCAGCGACGATGAAATGACAAGTTTGGCGCTGGGGTTGCACAACAAACTTGTCAAACAGGGCGTAAGCCCACAAAGTGATGAATACTACGAGACGATTGACTCTCGTATGCGTCAGGTCTTCCCCGATAACTTCGAGGATACCGAACCGAAGCGTAAAAAGGCCCAAGTGGTTGCCCCCGCAACGCGGAGCACAGCGCCCAAGAAAGTGACGTTAACACGTACACAGGTCCAGATTGCCAAACGGTTAGGGTTGACACCCGAACAATACGCCAAACAGGTTGCAATAGATATGAGGAAACAAAATGGCTGAGAATCGCATTAATCGTGAACTCGAAACTCGTGAACGTACAGTTCGCAAAAAGTCTTGGACTCGTCCAGAGGTGCTTCCATCTCCGACGCCCGAGGCGGGGTACGACTATCACTGGGTCCGCGTTAGCACGCAGGGTCAAGTAGACGCCACCAATGTTTCTTCAAAACTTAGAGAAGGTTGGGAGCCTGTAAAGGCAACAGATCATCCAGAAATTACTATGGTTGCCATTGAGCAAGAACGCTTCAAAGACAACGTAGTTATCGGTGGTTTGATGCTCTGTAAGGCTCCAAAGGAGTTGGTTGAAGAGCGGAACGAATATTATTCGTCTCAAGCAAAGTCTCAGATGCACTCCGTTGATAACAACCTTATGAGAGAAAATGATCCTCGTATGCCCCTGTTCAATGAACGGAAAACGAAGGTCACTTTCGGTAAAGGAACTTAATCTTAGGAGCTTAAAATGGCTTATCCTACCGTTGACGCCCCCTATGGGCTGAAACCGATCAATTTGGTCGGCGGACAGGTCTTTGCCGGGGCAACTCGTCAAATCCCTATTGCTTCAGGCTACGACACAAACCTTCTTAACGGAGACCTTGTGAAGTTAATTGCCGATGGCACACTTGAAAAAGATGAAGGCACAGCTACAGCTACACCAGTCGGTGTATTCTTGGGCTGCAAATACACTGACCCTAACTTGGGTTATGAATTGTATAGCCAATACTTCCCTGCAAACACTGCAGCGAATGACATCGTTGCTTATGTAGCAGACGATCCTGACCAGCTTTATAAAGTTGCTGTTGTGTCTGGCACAACCGTAATCGCTGGCGTAGGTCGCACTGTTGTAGGTAACAACGTGGCACTCGTTCAGAACGCAGGTTCCACCGCAACTGGGAACTCGAAGGTCGCTGTACTTTCGACTTCAGCAGCCACCACGAACACTCTGCCAATCCGCGTCATCGACGTAGTGGCCGAGACAGCAACCGCTGCAGACACGTATGTCGAGCTGGTTGTTAAGTTCAACTGGGGAATGCACCAGTATCAGAACGCAACTGGCGTATAAGGAGAATAAATCATGGCTATTTCACGCGCCCAGCTACTTAAAGAGCTGCTCCCCGGCCTGAACGCATTGTTCGGAATGGAATACGCAAAATACGGTGAAGAACACGCCGAAATTTTTGAAACAGAGTCCTCAGATCGTTCGTTTGAGGAAGAAACCAAATTATCCGGTTTCTCAGCAGCCCCAGTCAAAGACGAAGGCTCTGCAATCGAGTACGACAATGCGCAAGAAGCATGGTCCGCTCGCTACACACACGAAACAGTGGCAATGGGTTTCTCAATCACTGAGGAAGCTATTGAGGATAACTTGTATGACTCCTTGTCGTCTCGTTATACTAAAGCACTTGCTCGTGCGATGGCGTACACCAAGCAAGTTAAAGCTGCGTCTATCTTGAACAATGCGTTTGCCGCTGGCACCACATACGGTGACGGTGTTTCGTTGTGTTCAACAGCGCACCCACTTGTTTCTGGTGGATCAAACTCGAACCGTCCAACAGTTGCGGCTGACCTTAACGAAACTTCCTTGGAAGCGGCTGTTATTCAGATTGCAGGTTGGACTGACGAGCGTAGCTTGTTGATCGCTGCTAAACCACGCAAATTGGTTATCCCACCAGCACTGCAATTCGTTGCAACACGTTTGTTGGATACCGAGGGTCGTGTAGGCACAGCAGACAACGACATCAACGCACTGCGTAACAACGGGTCAATCCCTGAAGGTTACACTGTCAACCACTACCTGACAGACACCAACGCATGGTTCTTGATGACTGATGTTCCAAACGGCCTGAAGCACTTCACACGTAGCCCAATGGCTACTTCGATGGACGCTGACTTTGATACTGGCAACAGCCGCTACAAAGCTCGTGAGCGTTACTCGTTTGGTGTTTCTGACCCACTGGGTATCTACGGTTCTCCCGGCGCATAAGCTAGGTGACACGTTAAAAGAGGGGGCTGCTTCGGTGGCCCCTTTTCTTATTGTTGACATATCACGTTATACGGTGGTAGATTGTTAATTATCGGGACTATCCCGTGAATCTGACAGGCCCGACTGACGACATGCAGACAGATTCACTTAACTCGCATGTGAGGACATATTCATGGCGAATACTACCTTTTCAGGTCCAGTGACCTCTACCAACGGCTTTGTTGGTGATATTGTTGTTCCAACTTACACAGTAGCAAACGCACCTTCAGCCTCTGATGCTGGGGCAGGTACTATCGTGTACGTTTCAAATGGTGCCGCAGGCTCCGCAATTTTGGCTTTCTCTGACGGAACAAACTGGAAGCGTTCTGACACAGGTGCCACAATCGCAGCAGCATAAGGAGCTAGGTTATGAGTAGATTCAAACCAGCTTCTAAAGAAGAACTTGCAGCTCGGGGCATTGGCGTCGAGAAAGTTCGTGCTCGTAATGAGAACGGTACACTTAAAGCAGACAACCCTTCTACACCTGATGTAAATGAGGCGTGGGAAGATAAACCTGCTAAGAAACGTGGCCGTCCTTCAAAAAAGAAGGGATAGCGAATGTCTAATTCAGACGTACAGTCAAAACGAGTCACAACGGCAGCGTCGTTAGGTGTAGGTCCAGCCCGCATCCGGCAGGTTCAGGTGCTGACTACAGCAGGTGGCGCAGGGCGTCTTACTATTACAGATGGTAGCGGCGGCAGGACTGTCCTTGATCTTGACTTTCTAGCTTCAGATTCTCACTCCGTTAACATCCCTGATTGGGGTCTGCGGTGTAAGGATGACGTGCTTATCACGGCGATGACCAACATCAGCGCCATGACAGTATTTTATAGCTAGAGGTGCGCTATGCGGTGCTATTACAAATCAGGCGGCTCCGTTAAGAAGTCTCCTGCGTGGACCCGCAAAGAGGGTAAAAGCGAGTCCGGTGGCCTCAATGCTAAAGGCGTTGCAAGCTATCGGAAAGCTAATCCCGGCAGTAAGCTCAAGACTGCGGTAACTACCAAACCCAGTAAACTTAAAAAAGGCTCTAAGGCGGCTAACCGTCGAAAGTCCTTTTGCGCCCGTATGCAGGGTATGAAGAAGCGCAATACAAGCGCAAAAACCGCAAATGATCCCGATAGTCGTATCAACAAGAGCTTGCGAAAGTGGAATTGTTAGATGGCTATAGGGCGTACACAGATGAAAACACAATTACAAGGGAATCGTAAGATGAAAAAATACCAAGCCGGAATGGGCGTTATGACCTCTCCACGCCCCAAAATGCGCCCAAAAGATATGGAAAAAATGGCCGATATGAAGAAGATGCGCCCTAAAGCACGTCCTAAAAATATGGCTCCTATGGTAGAAGAGGGTAGCACTCGTAGCCCTGACAATATCAACATGAACGAAAGAGCCGCGCGGGGGGAGTTGATGCCCAAAATGAAAAAAGGCGGTAAAATCCGCGGCTACGGCATGGCTCGTGGCGGCAAAGTTTGTAAGATGCGCTGATGCGTAGGTATTACAAATCTGAGAGCTGTGGCTGTTCTTCTTGTAGCAAAGGTTACAAGAAGGGCGGTACAGTCAAGGATTCTTGCTACCGCAAGGTGAAAGCACAGTACAAAGTTTTCCCGAGTGCGTACGCGAGTGGCGCTATTGCCAAGTGCAGGAAAAAGGGTGGTAAGTAGACATGGCTGTTAAGCGACTCACCGCAGCGGAAAAATATGCGCAGTTGAAGGCGCAAACAGAGGCCGCAGGAATGAAAGTTCGTGAGGTCGGCGGTAAGATCGTGGTAGATCGTAAGCGTAAACCCGCGGGTAAAAAATAATGGCGGTTCGCAAGACAGCAAAAGGCGCGGCACTCAAACGCTGGTTCAAAGAGGACTGGAAAGATGTGCGTACTGGTAAGGCTTGCGGACGTAAGGAAGGCGAAAAGCGAGGCACACCCTACTGTAGACCAACAAAGAAAGTGTCCAGTAAAACGCCTAAGACAAGCGGCGAGATGACAGCGTCTGAAAAACGCAAGAAAATCACCGAGAAAAAACGACTTGGACAACCTGCAGGTAAACCACGGCGGGTCTCCCCTGCAAAACGGAAGACTAAGAAATGACAACATCAGGCACCACAGCGTTTAATATGGACTTCACGGAGATCGCGGAAGAAGCATGGGAACGCGCGGGCCGTGAGATGCGGTCTGGGTATGATCTCCGCACCGCTAGACGGTCCATGAACTTGATGACAATCGAGTGGCAAAACCGCGGTATTAACATGTGGACGATTGATTCGGGTACAATTAACTTAGTATCCGGTACGTCTAGGTACGCTTTACCAGCCGATACTATTGATCTGCTTGAACACCAAATACGTACCAACAATGGTAACGCGAGTACACAAGCCGACCTTACTATAAGCCGAATCAGTGTAAGCACGTACGCGACTATACCTAACAAGTTATCACAAGGTCGCCCTATCCAGTTGTATGTAGAGCGGTTGAGAGACGCGCCGCATGTAAATGTATGGCCTGTGCCGAACAACAATGACTATGTGCTGTACTATTGGCGTATGCGCCGTGTGGAAGACGCTGGGTCCGGCGTACAGACCGCTGATATGAATTTCCGGTTTTTCCCCTGCCTCGTTGCAGGTCTGGCGTACCATATCGCCATGAAGGTTCCTGAATTGGTGGATCGTATTCCTATGCTAAAAGCTGTGTACGACGAGCAGTATGAACTTGCTGCAGGGGAAGACCGAGAGAAGACAGCCGAACGATTTGTCCCTAGAATAGCTAGGATTCGTTGATGAGTAATCAGTTTGCATCTTCTCAAAAGGTTATCGCGCTCTGCGATGTGTGTGGATTCCAGTACAAGTTACGGGAACTACGTAACCTTTTTGTTAAGGGCAGAGATACGAACGTAAAGGCTTGCCCCGAATGCTGGAATCCCGACCAACCACAGTTACGTCTCGGGGAATATCCAGTTAACGATCCGCAAGCTATACGGAACCCGCGTCCAGACCAAAGCCTTGGTCCTTCTGGAGACTTTAGCAGCCGTGGTATCCAATGGGGTTGGAACCCCGTAGGTGGCGGCAACGATCCATTTGGCCTTTCACCTAACACGTTAGTAGGTACTGGAGTTATAGGCCAAGTTACGGTAACTACATCATAGGAGTAATGATATGAAAGTTTTTGATATGAAGGAACCCAAGGTCATCAAGGCCAAAGGCGTTCAGCCGTGCGGCCACGCACCGAAACCCAGTATGAAGGGTGTTAAGACTACGGGCATTAAAGTTCGTGGTACAGGCGCAGCTACAAAAGGTCTTATGGCTCGTGGGCCGATGGGGTAAGCTATGAACTATACCGAGCTGAAAACTAATATCGAAGACATCTGTGAGAACACTTTCACGGATGAGCAGCTCGCTATGTTCACACAGCAGGCTGAACAGAAAATCTATAACACAGTGCAGATACCTGCGCTGCGTAAGAACGTGACGGGTACGCTAACAGCTAGTAACAAGTACCTGTCTACGCCTTCTGACTTCCTGTGGTCTTACTCGTTGGCCGTTATTGACGGGAATGGTGTGTATCATTTCTTGTTAAACAAAGATGTCAACTTTATGCGAGAAGCCTATCCTAATCCTACAGATACAGGGCGACCAAAGCATTACGCATACTTTGACGATGACACGTTTATCGTTGGGCCTACCCCAGATTCCTCGTACAGTTCGGAGCTTCATTATGGATATTATCCTCAATCAATCGTTACTGCTGGCACTACATGGCTTGGGGACGAGTTTGATTCTGCTCTACTCAATGGTGCGCTAATTGAAGCTATCCGCTTTATGAAGGGTGAACCCGACATCGTTGCGATGTACGAGAAAATGTATCTACAAGCTATTACCCTACTCAAGGGGCTTGGAGATGGTAAACTACGAGAAGACGCATACCGCTCGGGCCAGTTCCGAGTCCCAGTAAGTTAAGGAGGCCAAAATGGCAATTACTCAAGCAATGTGCACATCCTTCAAAGTCGCTCTACTCGACGGCGAGATGGATTTCAGTGCAGATACGACACAGACATTCAAGATCGCGTTGTACACAAGTGCAGCGGATTTAAGTGCCGCTACGACGGCGTACAGCGTCACGAACGAGGTGTCAGGTACGGGCTACTCGGCAGGAGGTAACACTCTTACTATCGCAGCTAACCCAGCCTCTTCAGGCACTACAGCGTTCTTAGACTTCGCAGATACTACGTGGACTGACGCTACAATCACAGCTCGTGGCGCGTTGATCTACAAAGTGGGCGGTACTAACCCTGCCGTTGCCGTGTTAGATTTCGGTGCAGACAAAACTTCTACGGCGGGTGACTTTCAAGTTCAGTTCCCAACAGCAGACGCTACGAACGCTATCGTACGTATTGCTACCCCGTAAGGTGTCTGTATGGCGTCTTCAGTAGAATACATTGGTTGGGGTTCCGGTGCTTGGGGCCAGACGGCTTGGGGTACTGACCTAACCATTGTTTCTGTTGATGGCGTAGCCGCAAACGGCATTGCCGCACCCGTAACCGTGGATGCGGAAGCTAACACCCTTGTCACGGGTGTAGAAGCCGTTGGGCACATAAACGACGTAGGTATCGACGCGGAAGCCGATGTACTCGTACAGGCTGTCAGTGCTGTTGGTTCTATAGGCACAGTCACGGTTAGTGCCGCCGCAGAGATACCAGTAACCGGAGTAGAAGCCGAGGGTGCGGTAGGCACTGTCACTATGACCGGGGCGGCGAACATTTTCCCAACAGGTGTAGAAGCTGATGGCGAAATTGGTACAACCACAGTTGACGCTGAAGCTAATGTAGCCGTCACAGGTGTAGAAGCCGATGGCGCTGTAGGCACTGTTACCATGACTGGTACAGCCAATGTCTTCCCGACAGGTGTGGAAGCCGACGGGGCCATAGGAGACGTGTTCGTAGCGTTTGGCGCTACAATTCCAGTTACGGGATTGCAAGGGAACGCAGAACTTGGTACTGTAGTCGCATCAGCTAACGCAGATGTATCTGTTGTAGGGCTTGCAGCTACGGGAATTATTGGTTTCGCCAATGTATGGGGCGAGATAAATGATGACCAAACACCTAATTGGACACCTATCGCCAGTACGCAAAACCCTGAATGGGGGACCGTATCTGAAACGCAAACTCCAAACTGGCAAGACATAGCCGCATGAGGACTAGAACATGACAACGCAATATTCACCGATACTTAAACTTGCTCTGCCAGTTCAAGGCGAACTCAGCGGTACATGGGGCGACGTAGTAAATGATAACATTACGTCGATGGTTGAACAGGCTATCGCAGGACGCGCGGTTATTGATACGTGGACGACTGACTCGCATACGCTGACCACGGCGAACGGTACGACTTCCGAGTCTCGCTGCGCTATGCTTGAGCTTACCGATACAGGCACGGCTCTGACTGGCGCGGGTACGGTTATCTGTCCTACAGCCTCTAAAATTTACATCGTTAAGAACGCGTCGGGGCAGAACATCACGGTTAAGACTTCTGCGGGTACGGGCATCCTTGTTCCTGACGGACGCACTACATTCTTGTTCTGTGACGGTACAAACGTCGTAGAGGCGATGACTCACACAACTTCTCTGCAGTTGGGTACGAGCACAACAGTCACAGCGGTACTTGACGAGGACAACATGGCGTCTGACAGCGCCACATCCTTGGCTACACAGCAGTCTATCAAGGCTTATGTGGACGCGCAGGTCGGTGCTAATAACGAGTTGTCTGAAGTTCTAGCCAACGGCAACACGTCCGGTGCTAACGACATTATCGTGGACAGTGGCCAGAAGATTACTACAAACACCATTGATGAGACTACAGCAGGCTCCGGTGTTACGATTGACAGCGTATTGCTCAAGGATGATGGCGTCAATGCGACGAACCTAGAAGTAACAAACATCAAAGCGAACGACGGCACAGCGGCAGTTTCTATCGCTGATACTACAGGCCAGACAACCATCACAGATGCGGTTCTTACAACAGCCGACATTAACGGTGGCACAGCGGATGGCGTAGTTATTGGTGGTACAACCCCTGCCGCAGCTACAGCGACTACAGTTACAGCGAATACCAGCCTTACTATTGCAGGTACAACCACGGTCACTTCGATCTTGGATGAGGACAACATGGCCTCTGATGACCCTGCAGGTCTGGCCACACAACAGTCCATCAAAGCCTATGTAGACGCACAAGTCGGTGCCAACAACGAACTGTCCGAGGTTCTTGGGAACGGCAACACGACTGGCGGTAATGACATCCTGTTCGGTGACAACGACAAAGCCATCTTCGGCGGCGCAACGTCTGAGCTTCAGATTTATTCTGATGGGTCTAATAGTTATATCAAAGATAACGGGACAGGAAACCTCCGAATAAATGCTGGCGAGCTGACACTTACGAATGCAGCCGACAATCAAAATAGAATTGTTACCACGTCTAATGGCACTGTTTATCTTTACAACGGGGGTGCAATTAAACTCGCCACCACCGGCACAGGTGTAGACATCACGGGCAACACCTTATCCTCTGACACCTTTGAAATAGACAGCGGTGGTGACGGTTTCCTTGTTGGTGGTGGTCAGACAGGTACTACTGCGATTGGTAAACTGCTCAACTCGGGAGGTGTCCTAACGCTTGATACAGATGGCGCACGGTCTATTCAATTCTCTACTGGCGGCAGCGCAATGATGCGGGTTGATGGTAACGGGAACGGAATAATCATCAACGAAAGTGGCGCAGACCAAGACTTCCGCGTCGAGAGCGACAGCGTTGCAAATATGTTCTTTGTGGATGCTTCGACTAATCGCATTGGCATTAAAACAGATGCGCCTCAAGCGGTTTTTCAAGTTAATTCAGTAGACCCACAGTCAACGACATTATTTTCCGTCAGAGGTAACGGTAATAACATTGAATGGGGACACAACAACAGAACGTCTGGTTATTATGGCGTTCTTGGCGCAAATAATAACAACGGTAATCCGTTTATAGCTTTTAGCGCAAACGCAAACTCAGGGACATCTAACACATACGACACTGACGGTTTTATAGGCACAATCCTTCGTGGCTCTACTGGCGGTGAGCTTTCAATAGAACAAACTCTTCTTGCAGATGCAGATGACCAAACTCCGGTTCAAAGATTGGGTATTAGTGCTGCCGAAATAGTAGTGAACGAAGCTAGTACAAACACCGACTTCCGCGTCGAGAGTGACATCCAATCCCACGCGCTGTTTGTTGATGCGGGCGGAAGTAATGTTATGATTAACCGTTCTACCGCCATAAACAACGCCACCCTGTCTATTTCAACAGGTGGGACAGATGTTACTGGTCTAGCGGTTCGATCAACTGGCGGAACAGAATACGGCCTTTATATCACCCCCCGCAGTGATGGAACTATTACGCAGGACGCTACTGGCGCGGCGGCGGGGACTCATGTTTTTTCCACCGCAGGTACGGAGCGTTTTCGTATTAAATCCGCAACCGAGGGGGTCTTTAACGACCCCGGCAACGACTACGACTTCCGCGTCGAGAGCGACGGCAACGCTAATATGCTGTTCGTTGATGCGGGTGCAAACGAGGTCGGTATTGGAACAAACACCCCCGACGCAACAATGCACGTTTATGGCAGCTTGACGGTTGGTAAAGCGGGTGTGTCGGAAAACCACGACTTGAAAATGTGGCCCGCAACCGCGGGTCGTTCTGTTATGGGATTCAGAAACCAAGACAACTATATGGCGTTGATGTCTGGTAATCCACTTTCCACAGACTTATTCACTGTTACTACTGGGGGCCGCGGCAGTTTTATCGGCGGGTTGACGGTAAACGAAAGCGGTGCCCCCGCTGAAGACTTCCGCGTCGAGAGTGACCTCAACAGCCACATGCTGTTCGTTGATGCGAGTAGTGACAAGGTTGGTGTTAATAGGTCCGCGCCCAACTATACTTTAGAAGTAGGTGGTAACTTTAGTACCTCTTATTCTACTGCACAAGGAATTAGCACTGTCGTTCACGATTACCAAAACACTACGGGGCATATCCTGTTTGCGTACCGTGAAGGCGCAAACAGCAGCGGCACGGGGATTAAGATTAACGGTGTGTTTACCTTTGATCGGGGTACAGCTAGTGCATATCCTCGCATGGGGTGGGTCAAAATTGCGATTGACGATGATACGAGTATTGCACCCAACAACTGGCAAGCGATTGAGGCGGGCGGATATACAGGATATGTGGGGACGTTCCGTCTTCAAAAGGTTACATACAACAGCATCAAATACTGGGCGATTGAAGTTCCACAGGGTTCATCTTACCACGCTAACACGGTTTGTTTTGAGGGTTATGTCCGCGCAGGTGACTTGCTGCCTAACTCGAATAACAACTGTATTGACGGCGATGACCCTCTATTAACAATCAACGAATCTAAATATCCTGCTAAGTTTACACGCTCTGCTGACAACTCGCAAACTTACAATGGTTCGATAGTTTTTAACGATCTAAGCGACAACCACGACTTCCGCGTCGAGAGTGACGCGTCCACCCATGCTTTTTTTGTCGATTCTTCGGCAGATCGAGTGGGCATTTTCCAGAGTTCACCAGTCCACGGTTTTGATGTAAACACCACTGCAAATTTTGACGGTCAAATCCGTCAGGGTCGTGTTTCTAAATACACTAATAATAGTGGATCAGTCCCACTAAGCGGGTCTAATCCTAGCCAAGCGTGGTTTAAACTTGGGACGCTAGATAATCCCGGGCAGTGTGAAATCCTCTATGCCATAGGTACGGGTAATAGTGAGGACCGTGGTCGAATCCGCATCACGGGTACTTATACGATGTCTAACATCGGCGTTGAGGTTTATCAGCAAACATACAACGCACACCTTTGTAAGGTGCGTATTGTGGCTGTGAGTACGGGCGGCTCTGATTTTGAAGTTTGGGTAAGTGTTGCTAATAGTAGCACTTACGCAGGCGCTGTTAGTGTTGTTGCGCAAGTAATTTTGGCAGAGGGGGCCAGTGGGCGTTGGGCTTACGCTATGACAACAGGAACACCCGGAACGGCTGTTTCGGAAGTTTTTGTTTCAGACCCTGCGGGTGACAAAAACCATATGGTTTTAGGTGGCGGTTTAACCGTCAACGGAGACCAACACCCCAACAATGATTTCCGCGTCGCGAGCAGTAGCAACGAGTATGCGCTGTTTGTGGACGCAGGCTCTAGCGAAGTAGGCATAAACCAATCAAACCCTCAAGCTCCGCTTCATGTTAATGGCGGGGTTACTATGACGGGCGGTTGGATTAGAACCCAGTACCTAGAGGCTGTCTTCCCCGCAATAGTATTCAAAAGCACTTATAGTGCCAATAGTTGGGGCGGTATAGGCTACGATAGTTCCAACGAAAACATGGATTTCTGGGTTGGTTCTACAAGCGAAGATGTCAGCTTAGATGTTGCCAAAAAGGTGCTGCGCTTACGAGACACAGACGGGTTTATTTGGAATGATTCAGGGCAAAATCACCTAGACTTCCGTGTTGCGAGCGACAACAACGCTAATATGCTGTTTGTGGATGCGGGGGGTGACGATGTCTTTATTGGTAAAAATACCAGTGCCCCACAAACCGTTGGCATAATGATGAATCTTGATGGCGCAGGGGGTCGAATAAGTATTTCGAGTAATAACGATAGTTCCAATGCAGTGGTTCTTGTGTCTCGTAGTGATACTGGCGGTAATACTCTTTTAATTAGACCCAACGGAAACGTACAAAACCAAAACAACTCTTACGCAGCTATTTCCGATATTAATAAAAAAGAGAACATCGCAGATGCCTCATCACAATGGGATGACATCAAAGCGGTGCGAGTTCGTAAATATAGCATGATAGATGATGCCTCTGCTACGGCAAATCAGATTGGTGTTATTGCTCAAGAATTACAGTCAGCGGGCATGGGTGGTTTGGTTGAAACTGTGCCTGACATACATGATCCGACGCAAAACGATATATCCGTAAAATACTCCATACTCTACATGAAGGCCGTCAAAGCACTGCAAGAAGCAATGGATCGTATTGAAACGCTAGAGGCAAAAGTAACTGCCCTCGAAAACGCTTAACCCAACGCCATAAAGGAGAAACCAACAATGGCTATTACCTGCACTTGGTCCGTATCGGACATGCAACACACAGACGCAACAGGCGGGGTCTTCCTCGTCTATTGGTCATGCGTAGCGGCAAGCGATGGAACCCCATCCTACACCGCAACAGAAGGTGGCAAGCTCCGCTGTGAGCCTGATCCATCAAGCCCAGACTACACGCCTTACGCCGATCTCACCGAAGATCAGGTTCTGGGCTGGGTCTACAACAGCTTGATCGAAGGCGACGAAACCGCCGATGAAGCAAAAGCTCGCGTTGAGGCTGACCGTACTGCTAAAGTACAAGGCCAAATTGACCGCGCTGCAACCACCGCTTCTGGGGTTCCTTGGAGCTAATTTAACTTAAACAAAAGGAGATCACGATGGCCGAGAAACAAACAAAAACCGTCACGATCAACGGCACTGACTACACTGAAGACCAACTGACAGATCAGCAAAAGGTTATGATTAACCACGTTGCTGACTTGGACCGGAAGATGGGTTCTGCCCAGTTCAATCTGGATCAACTCGCTGTCGGCAAGCAAGCCTTCATGGATATGCTGACAAAATCTTTGGGCGAATCAGAAGCACAGGAAGCCGCTGAATAATGGAAATGGACGCGCTTTTGAACATGGTATTTGCCGCAGTAATTAGCGGTTTAGGGTGGTGGATTAAATCCCAGCACGATGAGATAAAGCGCGTCACCATTCTTCTGAACAGAACACGCGAAGAGATGGCTAAAGAATATGTCACAAAGGCTGACAGTTCTGAAGTTCTTTCGCAGATTATGAATAAATTTGACCGCCTAGAGGAAAAAATAGACCGATTGATGGAACGGTGAAATGTGGTGTGTTCTTGTATTTGTCGGGTACGGACACACTTTCGTAAACAACTACGGCACGATGTTCTATAAAGCCTGCTACTACGACTGTGGCTCACCGGGCGGAAAGAACGGCCAATGGCACGATAAACGGTACGTTGTCCACCCAGACGCCTACTGCCCAGCGAGGTACATGGACACATGATTGACCCTATTACAGCCGTCGGCCTCGCCACATCTGCTTATAATGCCATCAAGCAGGGCATTTCCGTAGGCCGTGAACTTCAAGACATCACAGGCCAACTTGGCAAGTGGGGCAAGGCTTGCAGCGATTTTGCTTTCGCTGAAGAGCAAATCAAGAACCCCCCTTGGTATAAATTCAAAGGCTCTGACACGCATAGTGCCATAGAAATCTTCGCTCAAAAGAAGAAGATGTCGGAAATGCGCAATGAAATTAAAAATTTTATTAGTTTTCAGTACGGTCCCTCCGCTTGGGAAGAAGTCCTGCAAATCGAGGCGCAGATGCGAAAGCAGCGCAAAGAAGAAATTTATAGGAAAGAAGAACTTAAACGCGCACTGATAGAGTGGACCGTGGGTATTTTGCTCGTGCTTTCAGGTATCGTTGGTCTGGCTATTGTACTGTATTTCATGGGTCGAAGTCAGGGGAAGTGGTAAATGAAAAACTCTGACATCATAAGGCAGTTCGATCAGGCAGTTGAGCTTATTATTGAGGGTTTGGCGGCAAAGTCGGGGCGTCCATTCTCAGAGGTACTGGTGCTTTTAAGGCGAGAGAAAGAGCAGAGAGAGTGAGCTATGTGGTTCTTGGTGTGGTTTATGTTTACAAATAACAAGTTAGAGCATTATCAACTTGAGCAA